AAGAAACTAGGTAACGAAAGAGTAAAGACAGGACAAACAAAGACACATTCTAATAAGGGTATGCCTCAAGCAGAGGAAAGAACTGCAATAGGTGCTGGTTCATTTGGTCAAGAAATAGAAGAAGAAATAACAGTAGGAACATCTGAATGGGAAGGTTGGGGAACTGCATTAAAACCAGCACACGAACCAATTGTTCTTGCAAGAAAACCACTATCTGAAAACTCTATCGTTACAAATGTATTAAAACATAGAACTGGTGGAATACATATAGATGCTTGTAGAATAGAAACAAACGATAGTTGGAGAGAAACAACAAGACAACCAAATGATAGCATAGGAACATTTAAAACTAAAACGAGAACAACTAAACAAAATGACAAAGGTAGGTATCCTTCAAATGTTATGCACAATGGATTACAAGAAAGGTGGGCAAGATTTTTTTATTGTCCTAAAACACCAAAAGCAGAAAAAAATAAAGGTTTAGATAGTTTTGCAGATCAACCTGTAGCATCTTCTAATCAAGCAAAAGCAGAATTAAAGAGAGGTAATATAGGTTGGCAAGGTAATACGAAGTCAGGACCTGGTAGGAGTTTTAATCAAGTTATGATGAAAAAAAATATACATCCTACAGTAAAACCAGTTAAGTTAATGAAATATTTATGCAGACTAATTACACCGAAGGGTGGCACAGTATTAGATCCATTTATGGGTAGTGGTTCAACAGGTATAGCTGCAAAAGATGAAGGTTTGGATTTTATAGGTATTGAAAAAGAAAAAGAATATTTTGATATTGCAGAACAAAGAATAAGTATACCGTATAAAGATCAAATGGATTTGTTTAATGATTTTTTTTAATAAAGGGGTATGAGGTATGAAGTGTTGGCATTGTAAAACGGAATTGATTTGGGGAGCAGATCACGATTTAGAAGATAATGATGAATTTATAATGGTGACTAATTTAAGTTGCCCTAATTGTGGTAGTTATGTAGAGGTTTACTATCCAAAACAAAAAACTAGAAAGGATAATATATATGAATTTAAAAAAAATAGCACAAGAAAAAAACCTTGATGCTCACAAATTATCAAGAGATTTAGATATATCTTATACTTACGCAGATTTATTATTAAGGTCTAAAAGAAATCCTAGTGTTAAACTTATGAAAAAAGCTAGACAAGTTTATAACTTACCTTTAGGAGATATTTAATTATGGAGATAATATGGATCTATACAATTATCAGCACTTTAATTGGTTTACAAAATGCAGGTGTACTATGAGTTACAAAATAAATATATGTTTAGAATTTAGAACTAGACCAACTAAGGCAGAAGTTGAAAATAAGTTATTTAATTTAATTAGAGATGGTTTTGTATTAAAAACTAAGGAGGAACATGAAAAAGAAAAAAGACTTGTGGCAAAAAGGAGGAAGGCATTATCAATATTTTAAGATACAACCTTCACAATTTATTAATGAAAATAAATTACAATTTGCTGAAGGTAATGTGATTAAATATGTATGTAGGCATCAACATAAAGGTAAAGCTGATGACATTAAAAAGGCGATACATTATTTAGAAATGATTTTAGAAAGAGATTATTAATGCAATTAGTTTTTCCATTACAAAAGAAAACTATGTGGTCGCCACCGATAGAGTACAAAGATTTATCGGAAGCAACAGAAATAGCTATTGATTTAGAAACAAGAGATGATGGTATCAACAATGGTTTAGGAGCTGGTTGGGCATTTAATAAAGGTGAGATTATAGGTATAGCTGTAGCAACAGAAGGGTTTAGTGCTTACTATCCTTTTGGACATATGGGTGGTGGTAATTTAATTAAAGAACAAGTTTTAAAATATATGCACGATATATGTGCTTTACCTTGTAGAAAAATATTTCATAATGCAGCCTATGATGTTGGGTGGTTGCAATCTTATGGCATCAAGGTAAATGGAGAAATAGTTGATACTATGATAGCAGGTGCCTTGTTAGATGAGAACAGATATTCCTATTCTCTTAATGCTTTGGCTAAAGATTATCTTGGTGAGATCAAAGCAGAAACAGATTTAAATGAAGCTGCTAAAATGTTTGGTGTTAATCCAAAAGGGGAAATGTGGAAACTGCCTTCAGAGTCTGTTGGTTTATATGCTCAAGAAGATGCACGACTGACGTATGACTTATGGAAAAGATTTAAACACGAAATCAACAAACAAAACTTAGATACGATATGGCAGTTAGAAAGAGATTTATTACCGTATTTAATACAAATAAGAAAGCGTGGTATTCGTGTTGATGTAGAACAAGCTGAAAAGTTAAAAGTAAATTTTAAACAAAAAGAAAAAGACATACTGCATAAGATTAATAAAATGGTAGGCAAAGAGATAGACATATGGGCAGCAAGAAGTATTGCAACTGCTTACGACAAACTGGGTATTGAATATCCTAGAACTTCAAAAACAAGTGAGCCTAGTTTTACTCAAGGGTGGTTAAATGAAAACGACAACGACATATCAAAGCTAATCGTAAATGCTAGAGAGTTGAATAAGTTTCATAATACTTTTATTAATAGTATTTTGAAATATACTCATAAGGGTAGAATACACGCTGAGATAAATCAGTTACGCAGTGATAGTGGTGGAACGGTTAGTGGTAGACTATCTATGAACAATCCTAACTTACAACAGCTACCAGCTCGTAATAAAGAATACGGTAATTTAATAAGAGGATTATTCTTACCAGAAAAAGATGAGAAGTTTGTAGCATTAGATTACTCGCAACAGGAACCACGAATAGCGACCAGTTATAGTTTAACCTTACAGTTTGATGGAGCTAAAGAAATAGCCAAAGCGTATGAAGATGGTGAGGGTGACTTTCATCAGTCTGTAGCTGAACTATGTGGGATAGATAGAAAGAG